ACCATACTGAAGCTGCTGGTGATTCAGACCTAGACTTCTCTGGTAAAGTTGGTGCTTCTTACAGCATCTCTGACGCAACTAGCGTATACGGAGAAGTATCTGGTGCTACTGATGAGGACACCAATGGTGACTCACTAGTTAACTGGGGTGCTAAAGCTGGAGTTAAGTTCACATTCTAGTAAGAAAGTGATATAATTATAAGGGAACCTTCGGGTTCCCTTTTTTCATGCCATAAAATTATGAAGTTTGAAGATTACTATAAGGAATTCTGTGAAGTCTTTGGACATCCACTATGGATGCTACCGATGATGATGATCGGTTTGTTTCTCATGATTGAGGTGCTACATATTAATGAACACTATAATATGGAGACAGGTGATGCTCATGGATATTGTGGCCGTAAGGAATGGGTTAAGAAATTACAGGATGATCAGTGGTAAGTATGAATAAGTGGTTAGCAATTAGCCTCGGAGGCTTAGTGGGTTTATCCCACATTGGTATGATAGGGATGATAGCAAGGCAACAGAAGTTTCCTGTAGTAAATCTTCCTGTTGGTCCCTATACTTCTTATAGTGTAGAAGCAGGTAAGGAAGGATATAGAATCCAATATCGTGCAAACGATCCAAAGGTGATGCATGTGGAACGGCATATTAAGCGTAAAGCAGGCTTTCTTGGGTTGGGTAACAACGTCACTAAGACGACAGAACAGTACACGATGGATGGGGCTTTCCACCTGGATGATAAAGCAGGAGCACTTGCGACCCAAAGATCAGTCGCTTGTATTGAAGCAATCGGATCAGGAAAAGGAACAGGTAAGATGGTCGGTGCAAGTCTTGGTGCTGCTGTGGCCCCTAGTGTTACTGGTATTCCCTTTGTTGGGTGGGTTATTGCTGGTGCTGCGACGATGATGGGAATGGATGCAGGATCTGATGTTGGTGGTAGTATGGCAGAATCTTTATCAGGAGAGTGTGATGAACTTACCAATTGACAAAGACGAACTCCATGTTATAATTACACAACTGTGGAAGAGCCGTAAGTCTGAGGCGAAAGTCGATGCGCTGCACAAAAAGCTCAAAGATTTTTCCTCAGGGAAAATCGACTTTTAGTTTCAAAAAAAGTCGGAAAAAAAATTCAGACCATTTTTTACCAAATACCTTTTTATGATTTTTTGGATAGGATTTACATTAATGTTCCTCAATGAGGGATTCGTGATGATGCGACATATATCACCTTTCTTTGCTAGACTTAGAGATAAGGTGATGAAGAAGCTAGGTGATAAGTTGTGGTGGAGACTACATGGAACCCTAGATTGGTTATGGATATCATTAGTAACTTGTGGACTAATAGTCAACTCTCATAGAGTTTTACACATAGTGGTATTAGCAACCTTCTGGACACTCGCCTGGTTGATATTTTACTTACCTCGGTGGATCGTTAAGAAATGATTGAATCTATATTAGCCAAAGAACTCTATATGGGGTATATCTTTGGAATCATGATTTTAGGCGGTTTTATCCGTCAATACCACGTCCTAGATGACGTATATTCGCTAATTAAGCGATATGTTCGAGATAACAGAATACTCATTATTCTTACTTCCATATTTGGGGGTATTTTGCCGATTCCAGGCAGAGTAGCGTTATCTGCACCTTTATTAGATGCCATAGCACCACCAGATAAGAAAAAACGCAGTGCTTTTGGTATTATTGACTATTTGAGTACTCATCACTATTATTGGTGGTCTCCATTGGAGAAAACCGTCGCATTGCCGATGGCAGCACTTGGAATCACATATTGGGGATTTCTTCAATATACGATAGTTCCACTTACCATATGTTTGGCATATACGTGGTGGTACATATTTTCCAAAGTTGACGCAAGATCGGTAGTTCCCGATTTGAGCAATATTCGTGATTTTGACCCAATTAGGGCATTACGTGGTTGGGCACCTTTTATTGGTACATTATGGTTCTTACTTGCAACTGGTAAAAGTGGTGCAATCTTCTTTTTCCCTTGGTTTGCAGCAATGGCATGTTACTACAGTATTATCTGTAAGGACTGGAATTGGGGTAAGTACTTAGATGGTAAATTCGCTATTATTGCGACTGTTGTACTAGCTCTTGGAGGGGTTGTAGGGCAGATTAAGGAACCAGTAATGGCATATCTTAAGTCAGCGGATCCTTCTATGATTATACCTGTTTCTATCGTTGCAACCATTGCATCATGGATTATGGGGTCATCTGGAAAGTATGCTGGTATGACATCTGCTCTAGTCTTGATTTTTGGTGATAAATATCTCGTCTGGTTTCTGGCAACAGAATATTCTGGATATCTCCTATCTCCAGCACATAAGTGTTTGATGATTGGACAACAGTACTTTGGTACACCTATTCGTAAGTATTACAAGGTTGTAGGTGGTCTTTGTGCTTGGTTAATTGCATATTCATTTTTAACTACCTTCTTAGTATGAACTTTGCCGTATATTCAAGGGATGGGTGCCCTTTTTGCACTCAAATCACAGAAGTACTAAAACTAGCAGGTTTTAAGTACGTAGAGTATAAGTTAGATCAGAATTTTGATCGAAAAGCATTCTATGGCGAATTTGGGGAAGGATCTACGTTTCCTCAGGTTGTGTTGAATGGAGCAAAGCTTGGTGGATGCCAAGAGACTGTTAAGTACCTTAAAGAGCATAATTTTTTCCCTGATGTATAATGGCTAAATTGAAGGAAAGGCGACGTGAACTGGTTCTAAATAAAGGTACAGAGATTATGTTGCCTAGAGGCAGGAGGGTAGAACAACCAAGTTGGTTTGATCGTACCTTTCGCTTGCTAAAGTGGATGGTCCGTGTTAGAGTAGACATACGCAAGGACATCTAATGGACACTAATGTAATTCTTTTCTTCTCCGCTGTGGGAATGTTTGTAACATTCGTACTTGGAGGTGTAATAGGTTGGAACTATCATGGAGCAGTCGATAAGCATACATACAAACGTCAATTAAACAATCTTCACCCTGAGTTTTTAGATGGTAATGGGGCATATATTCAAGAAGAACTGTTAGCAGTTAAATTCATGGATCCCGACCAATTACTTGACGAAGACGAGGATGAGTGATATAATATTAAACAAATAGTGATTTGAAATGGCACCGAAAAAATTACCAAATGATGCACTAGTAACAGAGATACTTCAGAAGGTCTCTTCTGCCAAAACCAAGGCAGAAAAAGTTGAGTTACTTCAAGAGTATAATAATAATGCTTTACGTGCAATCTTAATTATCAATTTTGATGAAACTTTAGAGTTTCTTTTACCACCTGGTGAAGTACCCTTTTCACCCAATGAGGCACCTATAGGGACAGAACATACTCGTTTAATACATGAGTATAAAGGATTATACAGGTTCTTCAAAGGTGGAGATAGTGAGATTAAGGGTATGAAGAGAGAACAACTCTTTGTGCAGTTATTAGAAGGACTTCATGAAACTGAAGCAAATCTGTTGGTTGCTGCATGTAATAAAGATATTCAAGCAAAGTATAGAGTTACTAAACAGGTAGTATCAGAAGCTTTCCCACAAATTGAGTGGGGTAACAGAGGCGGTAAAAAATGATTTGGGAAAGTAACGATGAGGTAGCAAAGGTCAAAGATGACTACCGTGTTACTATCCTCAATGTTGGCTGCGACAAGTCATTAGCAGAAAATAAAAAGCTTCCCACCAATGCATGTCTAGTTCATTACCTAGATATGAAGAAAGGAGAAGAACACTACTCTGACCATTATGATATAGTAATGGGTAATAGGACAGACATTTTTGATTGCTATTATGACAAACTCGGATCAAAACACCTCAAAGGACTTGGATTCTGTGGAGGAAACGTTCCCCCAGGAAATTTCAATACAGGAGCATATCTCAAAGGAAGTCAACAAGCTGTTTGAGGCTAAACAGGCAGATGATTTTATTTTTAATCAAGAGATTGAGGATATAGATGATCTAGCTGATGAACTTTTCGATGCACTTCATGACCACACGAATAAATAGCTCTATAGAACTACTAGATCTCTTAAGAGAAAATGAACGCACTGGGGAAACTCAGACGATGCGTTCTTTTATAGTCTTTTGGAATCAGTTTCCTATTAGTTCTGAACAAGTGTTAAACGAGTGGAGGGGATTTAAGTACCATCATGAAGGACAAAAAGGCCGCAAAGAAAATTATTAAACAGGCTAAATTACATCCTGGTTGGTATACTAAGGAGGAAGTCAAGTATGCCAAATTCATTAAAAAACGTGAGAAATTAAAAGACAATGAACGTAAAGCTAGTGACAGTGACCCCAAAGGCAGAAGAGACAATGGGGTACATAGCAAGAGTGAGCAATCCAAACAATCAAAGCAATCCCGCAGTGGCAGGATTACTAGGTTACTGCATAAAGCATGGTCATTGGTCCGTGTTCGAGCAGGCTCACATGACGCTGGAGATTGAAACAACAAGAGGTCTAGCAGCACAAATATTAAGACATCGTTCTTTTACCTTTCAAGAATTCTCACAGAGATATGCTGATACTAATTTACTCAGTCCTACAATACCTGAACCTGACCTTAGAAGTCAAGACTTAAAAAATAGACAGAATAGTAATGATGACATATCCGACGAGAAAAAAGTCGATCTCCAACTCAAGATCGCGGCGCATTTCAGTGCGGCGATGGATCTCTACAATTTCCTCTTGGACGAGGGTGTTGCAAAGGAATGTGCGAGATTTGTTCTTCCCTTAGCAACACCTACTAGAATCTATATGACAGGTAGTGTTCGGTCATGGATCCACTATATAGATTTGAGGTCTGCACACGGTACCCAAAAAGAACATATGGATATAGTTCATGAAGTACGACAGATCTTCAAACAACAGTTTCCTATCTGTACAAACGCTTTGAATTGGGAGTTTAAATAATGCCAAATTATGCTGTAAAAAATTACGATACAGGTGAGGAGAAAGAATTCACCATGACTGTTGCTCAGTATGAG